GGTGAACGCGAGACCCCTTCCTTCCCGAGCGAGTAAGTCGACAATACACTAAAAAAGATGCCACAACACATTAAGTTCTTGATCGACCAGTACGGCCTGGCGAACACCGCGTGGTTCATTCGTTTGATGAAACGTGGCACACCGCCCGAGCAGCTTGTGGCCTATTGCGTGCCCAACGAGCGCGACAGCCGGCGGGACGGCGTCTTCCGGGCGCTGCAGTACGCAGCCACGCTGCCTGATTCGATGATGCCCGACGAGATTCGCAACGCTTTGAAGCCATGACCCAGAAGGAATACCGAATGCACTCGGGCCTGACATCAGGCTACGTCACACAACTGGTCTCCCGCGGGATGCCGCTCGACAGCGCAGAGGCCGCCGACGCCTGGCGCCAGAAGAACGTGCGGGCCCGAGCCAGGAACACCCCGCCCGCTGCCTCCGAGCAGGAAGACCCCGCCATCGAGCAGGAAGGCCCCTACAGGCCCGAGGAAGCGGCGCAGCCTGTCGACACCGCAACCGCGGCCACCGACTCGCCGCAGGGCGCCTACGAGCGGCAGAAGGAAATCGAGCGTGCGGCCTACGATCTGGCGGTGCAGGCCCTCCGCGGCCGCCGGGCCGATGCAGCCCGACTGGTGGCCATCCACGCCACCGCGGCAAAGAACCTGACCAGCTCCCGTGACGAGGTGATCGCCCAGGCCGAGAAGGAGCGGCGCTTTGTCTCCGGCGACTGGGTGCGGAAGGTCATGCAGGAGCACGACGGCGCCGTGTCATCACTTCTCAAGGCCATGCCCAAGCAGCTCTCCGGCCGCATCGCACCGCACGATCCCGAGCACGCCGAGCGGGAGCTGTCCCGCTGGGTGCAAGAGGTGGCGCTGAAAACCCTTCACAACACCGACCCATGGAAAGCCTGACCGACTTGCAGCGCAACCTGCTCGATTACCGGCGCAACCTCTACAAGCCGACCCCGGTGCAGACGGTGGTCGAATGGTCCGAAGCCAGCCTCCGGCTGACCGCCCGCCAGACCGAGCACCCGGGCCCGTTCAGCACCTCGGTGCGGCCGTACACCCGGGAGCCGATGGAATGCTGGAAGGACACCAGCGTATCCGAGGTGACGCTCTGCTGGGGATCCCAGACATCCAAGACAACCACACTGATGGCCGGCCTGTCCTGGCTGATCGCCAACGAGCCGAGCCCGGCCCTGTGGCTGATGCCGACCGAGAACCTCGCCCGTTCGTTCTCGAAGAGCCGGTGGCTCCCAATGCTTGAGGACAGCCCAGCCATGCTGGAATGCTTCCCGGCCGAGGCCGACAAGATCACCAACCTCGAGCAGAACTTCACCAGGTCGACGCTGACCTTCGTCGGATCCAACAGCCCGGCCAACCTGGCCAGCCGTCCGGTGCGGGTGCTGATTGCCGACGAGGTGGACAAGTTCGCCGAGGCCACGGCCAAGGAGGCCGACGCACTGGACCTGGCCGAGCAGCGCCTCAAATCGTTCTCATCGTCGAAGGCATTCATGACCTCGACGCCGACCGTGGTCGAGGGGCGGATCTGGCAGCGCTTCCTCCGCGGCGACCAGCGGCGGTTCTACCTGCCATGCCCGCACTGCCGTGAATACATCCGACTGGAGTGGCGCCAGGTGACCTGGGAGGACCATAAGACCGAGGACGGCAAGCACGACCTATCGAAGATCAGGGCCTCGGCGCATTACGTCTGCCAGCTCTGCCAGGGAAAAATCACCGACGCCCACAAGGTGGCGGCGCTGCGCCATGGCCGATGGATCCCGGAGAATCCCGGGGCGCTGCCCGGCGTGCGCTCCTATCATCTCTCCAGCCTCTACAGCCCCGACCGTAAATGCACCTGGGGCCACCTCGCCGTGGCTTTCATCGAGGCCAAGCAGTCGATGGGTGGACTGCAGGGCTTCATCAATGGAAATCTGGCAGAGCCATGGGAGCAGCAGGACGTGCAGCAGGAGCGCCCGGAGACATCGGTCGAGGTTAAGCTCGACGGCGGCCGCCGCTACCTGACCGCAGACGTGCAGGCCGTGGCGCCGTTCCTGTGGTGGGTGTGCCGGGAATGGAAAGATGGCAACTCCACGCTGATCGCCGCGGGCCATGCCGACGACTTCGCAGCCCTCCGGCGGGTGCAGATCGCGCTCGAGGTGCACGACATGGACGTCGGCATCGACAGCGGCTTTAACACACAGGCGGTTTATGATGCTTGTGGTGCCTTCTCTTCAATAAGCAGCAACCCGATCACCTACCCATGCGGCCTCCGGTACCCGCCCGAAGGCGGCCTCCGCAAGCCCATGATCATCGGGTGGCTGCCGCTGAAGGGCCGGGAGACCGGCGCCCGGTTCACGGCCCAGAGCGGCACGGTGCACCCGTTCGGTCTGTCGACGTCATCCTCGATGCGCACCGACGTGGTGCAGCCTCTCCTTGTGTTCGACACCGAGCACCTGCGCGATATGCTCTCCCGCCTGCGCAAGGGCGACATCGACCGGGAGTGGGGCGTCTGCCCGATGCCTCCGGTGCTCGAGGCCGAAGGCGCCTACCTGGCCGACCAGGAGCTGTACTGGCGCCACCTCGACAGCCACCAGCTCCGGCCGGTGGCCAATCGTGCCGGCCGGATCAAGCACGTCTGGACCAAGCGCAACCAGAAATGGCCGGACCACCTGCACGACTGCGAGATCATGCAGCTTGCTATGGTAATGCTTTGGAACGACCTGGTGCAGGCTGCTGAAACATGAGTTTCTGCTAACCTATTGCACCGGAACTCGGAAGATGCATTCTCCCGCCGGGTGTTCACGTTCACCGTTGCCATCAAGCGCTCCTACCTGCGGGCCGTTTACTCGGCCCTCGGAGGTTCGACGCTTCTGGCTGCCCTGTCGGCCAAGTCCATCGCGGCATCGTCGGTCATTGAGTCCGGCCAGGTTGTCCGGTCGACTTCATCCTCGGATGTGTCGGTCGAGTTCGCCGAGCCCGGCAAAGGCGCCCCGACGCCTTCCGAGATGGTCGAGATGTGGGAAAGCCTGTTGAACGACTACGATCTGGCCGTGTATTACCTCGGCCAGGATGGCATCTCAAACCCGACCGATGCCCAGATCTACAACAAGCTGATGACCGTGGTGCTGATTGCGGCCACGTCCTACGGCGGTGACTTCTCGAACTTCCGACGTGAAGGCACCTTCAGAACGGGAATCACCTGATGGGAATCTTCGCCAACATCCTGCATAGGCTCAGGTCACAGCCCGTTGATCGTTACGAGGGGGCGGCAAACTCGATCCGCCGTTCCTTCCTCGACACCTCCTACACCTCGGTTCGGTTCGATGTCACGGCCTCGACTCGGCAGCAGATCGTGCGGAAAAGCCGGTTCTTCGAGCAAAACAACGCGGTGATGAACCGCCTCGGTGATCTGTTCGAGAACTACACCGTCGGCAGCAATTTCTCGGTTCAGCCGGCGAGCTCTGACCCCGACTGGAACCTCCGGGCGAAGCGCTGGTGGGATACCTGGTGCCGCTACCCGGATATCGGCAGCCGTCAATCGTTCGGCACCCTGATGTCGTTGGCTGCCCGCGGGTGGTTCTACGACGGCGAATCCTTCATCCTCTTGACCAAGGGCGACTCCGGGCGCCCCCGGCTGCAGCTCATCGAGCCGCAGCAGGTGGCTACGCCGAATGGAAAGGAGAACGACGTCGACGTGTTCGATGGCGTCCGGTTCGACACCAAGACCGGCCGGGCCTTGTCCTATTACATCGGGCAGGAATCGCAGCAGGGACAGCTTCAGGATATCCGGTCAATCTCGTCCGACTCGATCATCCACATCTACGAGGCCCAGCGTGCCGGCCAGCTCCGCGGCCTGCCTTTCGTTGCGTGCGTCATCAACGACCTGCACGATCTCGACGACCTGCAGAAGCTCGAGATGGAAAGCTGCAAGCTCGCCTCGAGCGTGGCCCAGGTCATCAAGACGGCCTCCGGCGAGGTGCAGGCCACCAGCCTGCGCTCCGGTGTGGCTGGCTCACAAGGCACGGCACAGACCTACTACGAAAACGTGTTCGGGTCGACCGTGAAGGTTCTCAAGAGCGGCGACGAGTTCGAGCAGTTCCAAGCCGACCGCCCCAATGTCAACATGAGGGAATACTGGCGCCAGCTCACCGAGAAGGTGTGCGCCGGCGTCGGCATCCCCTACGTTCTGGTTTTCCCCGAGGGAATGCAGGGCACCGTGTACCGCGGCGCTTTGGATATGTCGTCGGTATGGTTCCGAAGCCGACACCAGGTGATGGCCTCGGCCGCCCGGCGGATCTGGGAGTACGTCATGGAATACGCCATCCGCGTCGATCCCAGCCTGCAGGATTCGCCGGACGACTGGTACGAGGTAGCCATTCAGGCGCCCCGGGCCCCCAATGTCGACGTCGGCCGCAACTCGGCCGCCCAGCTCGCCGAGCTCGAGGCCGGTGTGACGACCTACGACGAGATCTACGGCGCCCGCGGCATCGACTGGCGCTCGGCCCTCGAGGCCAAGGCGCAGCAGGCCAAGCACATTCGGGATCTGGCCGTGAAGTACGGCATCGACGTCTCCGAGATCTCGACCGCCCAGAAGCTCCCAATCGCGCCTGAACCGGCCGAGCCGACGCCCGAGGTCGAGCCCACCGGCGCCATGCCTGAAGAAA